GCCGGAAGAAGATCTGATCCGCTTAGCTTGAATCTTTATACTTATTGTAGAAACAATCCGATTAGGTATATTGATCCGAGTGGGCATAGTTATGCTACATTGCCTAATGGAGATAAAATGAGCATTAATAGTGCTTCTGATGCTAAAAAATTTGAGGAGAAAAAGGCAAAGATGAAAAAAGGAGCGCCGGGTTGTTCACATGGTGAATGTTCAATCGATGGTGTTTTAGTTGTAGCACGAGAAGGTAAGAAGAACGATGATAAAAGGTTTAATGCTATAATTACAGTATATTCACCTGATGGTGCAGAAACATCTTTTGTTGGAAGTACTTTACCTGATGATCTTAATTATAAAAATAGTGATGGAGAACAATCGGTTGTAGTAGATGAAGGGATATATCATATTCAAATAGGAAATGGAACACATGCTGGAGGACAATTTTATAATGTATTGACATTGGAGGGTAGTTGGTATTTACCTGGTACAAACTATACCGACTCAGGAATTATTCATAGTGATGATAGAGCTAACGGAATTTTAATTCATCGTGCTGAAAATGGCGAATCATCACTTCCGTGGTCAGAAGGATGTATAACCATTGAAGAAAGTGCAGACAGCACTGCAAATATTGATGAATTTGTAAAGCTTGTAGGTTCATCGGCAACATTAATTATAAAAAGAGAATGATTAGAGGTTTACATGAAAATAATATTTATTTTTCAAATCGCATTAGTTATGATTTTTTCAGGATGCAGTTTTAACAAATCGGACAATAAAGAATGTTCAATTGAAAATAAAACTGAAATAACAAGTCAGACTATTGAAGCGATTGAAAAAGCAACCCTCTCAAAAGACGCAAAGACTGAATTGATACCGCATAAAATAACATCCAAAGTTGAAAAATTAGATTTGGGAAAAGTTGATGAATGGAATTTTAATAGCCGTTCAAAATTTATTTACTTTACTGATTATGGTCGTTACTATCCGGTTGAAATAGGAGGCAGGAATAGTGCAAATTATGTTCTTTGTTTTGATGAAGGAAATGATAATCCTAAAATTTTAACTGAAACTGAAAATTACGTCTCGTATTATTGTGATCAAAAAGCTATTTATATTTCTAAATATAATTTTGATAACCATGTATTTGGAATATATAAAGTTCATCGTGATAAAGTAACTGCCATAAAAGAAATCACTGATAATATGATGTATAATATATATTTTGATGATAGTTATATTTATTATACTCAAATAATCGAAGGTAATAACTCAATTATTTATCGTATGGATTACGAGGGGAATAATTGCGAAATAGTCTTGGATATTAGCGATGATAATATTGACATCATTGCTATGATGGTATATAACAATAAAATTTGGTATGAGTATGTTAATAGATCTTCAGGAGATTATACTAATAAAATTTCCTGCTTTGATTTGACAACAGGTGAAAATACTAAATTGAAAAATGGTGAAATCGGACTGATTAATAATGGATTTATGTACTATATATCCTGTGAAGAGCCAAATAAACTTATAAGGTTTAATCTTACAAAATATGAGGATGAAGTAGTAATTAATAACGATAAAGTTTTATCAGCATTCGACTTTTATGGTGACCATATTCTTTATTCTTTGGGTGATTTACTTTATAAGCATAGTGATAATGAAAATACGCCCATTTTTTCCATTCAAGATTATTTTGAAGATGAAAGTTATAGAATCAGAGAAATTCAATGTCAAGATAACCGTATTTTCATAAAAATTGGTTCAGGAGCCTTTTGTCAATGCATTATAGAAATTGATATTGACGGTAATGTAATTGAACTAATTCACGAGGATTAATTTATTTTAAGAGCAAAACTTGTTTTAATCAATTTTTGCTCTTCTTTATGTATATTTCCTTTAAAATAGTAGGAAAGACCAATAAATAAAAGTTAAAATATATAAAAAAACCAAAAAGAACCACAAATCTACAAAAAGCAAGTAAAAAAAGCAATATAATAAAAGGAGTAACAAGCTTTTAAAGCATTGTTAACTCCTTATTTTTTTGAAAAAATGAACTCTGTTCCGCTTTAAAGGCGGGATGGAGCTTTTTTATGCCTGTTTTTAAGTGGCAATGCTATATTGCCGAATATCCGTAGCCTTAGGTCTGATTAAAAAAATATCAGATCGGAGGTGAAAGGATGAAAAAATACATAATCAGCGTTAGAAATACAGCTAACGGGAAATACGAGAATGTTGAAGTTACCGAAGAAGTATACAGGGCATATATGAGAACAGGATGGAATATTAAGGACAACGATGAATCGTTCTTTAAGCATCAGATACAGTTCTCAGCACTTCTTGGGAATATTGATGACGATGTTGAAAATTTTAAGGAGTTTCAAAATATACAATCGGATACAGAAGAAATTGCGGAAATGAATATACGGTTAAAAATGCTTTTTAAGGCATTAAGAAAACTCAGTTCAGATGAATTGGAGTTAATAACTCAAATATATTTTGAAGATAAAACAGAGGTTGAGTGCGCAGAAAAGTATGGTACAAGTTAGCAATTTATAAACAAAAAGAAAAAGAGAATTTTGGATAAATTGCACAAACTTTTAAAAAGTTATCAATTTTAGGGTTGTTAAACCCCTTGCTTCTACCCCTATACAAGTGTAAGGGAGATAAAGTCTCTTTCAAGGTAACTTGAAAATCGAATAGCAGCATCGGGAATACAATAATCCTGCGGCCGGTATAAAATCACGGCAGCCAAAGAAGCCATACGCTTGCGGTAAATATGAAGCTTCAAAATCCGGAACAGCTTTTCGGAAAGGCGATGAAACGCAGGAGGATAATGATACTTCCGCTCAGTCACAGCACCGAGTGAAATCGGAAACAGGCAATGAGGGCGGCTCTGGGAGAACCTCAGAGGGATGAAATAGTTCCATGAGATGAATAAGCTGTTTATCGTTTCCGATGTTCCGCCGTGACGGTTATTGAGAATAAATATCACGAGTCTGAAAAATTCAGACTTAATATTAGGCAAAACGATTAATGTTATACCGCACCGTGAACTTGTTTCTTTAAATGAAAACCAAAATAAGAAGGGTGCGGATATAACTCAAGCACAGGAATCTCCTGTGTTTGAGTTATATAAAATAATGGAGAGTGATATTTTGAAAGATAAAAACAATTGGGATGAAATGAGAAAAAGGTTTCTAAAACCGAATGAAAAACATTTAGCAGACACAGAAAAGTGTAAAAAATGTGTGTGGGCAAATAAAGAGTCAAGTAAAGTATTTTGTTCAAGGTATAAATGTACGGAGGGGAAAAACTATGTGTAAATACGGACAAGCCGAGTATGCCTATTTTATTCTCAGACAGACAGCTGAAAAAATGCTTGAAAAAGGAGTTTTAACAGAAGAACAATTCAAACATCTTGATGAATTAAATAAACGGGATTGCTTTAGTCAATTTTGTACAGCTTTAGAGGTGTAAATTCAGTACATAATCATCTGGATATATCGGTTTATATATGGTAATGTGTTGTATGAAAAAATAAAAAAAGGAGTAAAAAAATGAATCCAAACATAACGGTAATCAATCCAATAAAGATTGATTGGCAGGAAGATAAAATTCGTGTTGCCGCTTATTGCAGGGTGAGTACGGATTCAGAGGATCAGCTAAATTCATATATGGCCCAATTGCGGTATTATGAAAATTTCCTCTCTGAAAGTGAAACAGAAACACTGGTTTCGGTGTACGCCGATGAGGGAATAACCGGAACTCGAATGGACAAGCGAGAAGAATTTCAAAGAATGCTGAAGGATTGCCGCAGAGGAAAGATAGATAGGATAATAGTAAAATCAATAAGCAGATTTGCAAGAAACACAAAAGACTGCCTGAGTGTATTAAGAGAGCTTAAGGATTTGGGCATAACGGTACTGTTTGAAAGTCAGAATATAGATACTGCCAATATAACAGACGAGATAATGGTAACTGTAATGGGCGGATTGGCTCAGGAGGAATCGGCGTCGATTTCAAATAATGTCCGATGGGGGATAAGGAATAAAATGAGAAACGGAACAGTTAAGTTCCATTCATCACCCTTCGGATATGATTTGTATAACGGGGATTTGATAATAAACCAAAGAGAAGCAGAAATAGTAAAAAGTATATTTAAAATGTTTTTAAGCGGATTGGGTTATGCTTCGATATGCAGAGAACTGAATGAGAGTAAAGTTATAAAGAATGACAAAGAAACAAAATGGTTTCCGACATCGATCCAATATATTTTAACCAATGAAAAGTACATAGGCGACAGCCTGTGGCAGAAGAATTATAATACTTCAATGCCGTATCGAAAGGTCAGAAATAAAGGAGAGCTTGAAAAGTATTATATAAATAATACGCATGAAGCGATAATAACAAGGGAAGAATTTGAAAAGGTACAGGAGCTTATAGAGCAAAGGAAGCATCCGAATAAGAATTTAATAAATAACTATCCTCTGAGTAAAAAGATTTACTGCGGAAAATGCGGTTCACTGTTCAAAAGAAGATATATAAACAAAAAATCATATTGGGTATGCCGGGAACATTATTATAATGCGGAAAACTGCCAAATAAAGCAGATACCGGAACAGGCATTTTATACAGCGTTTACGGCAATGTACAATAAACTGAAAGCAAATTACAGTGTAATATTTACTCCTATGCTCACACAGCTGCAGGAACTGAAGAATAAGAAATACGGCGGTAATAATCAGTACATAGAAATCAATAAAGAAGTTGTGCAGCTAAGGGAACAGACGCATGCCTTGCAAGACTTAAAACAAAAGGATTTCTTGATGAAAGCAAGTATGTTGAGCAGGTCACGGAAATCAATGCAAGAATAGAAAAGTTAAGCCGTGAACTCAGAAAAATTGTGCGGAGTGATGATGAAGATGATATGATAGAGCAGATAAAAGAGATTGCATCAATAATAGAAAACGGAACTGACCTTATGACAGAATTTGACGATGTGATGTTTGAAAGCTTAATTGAAAAAATTATAGTAAAGAATCATACTGAGTTTGAATTTAATTTGTACGGCGGTTTGAAATTTACAGAGAGAATAAGCAATGTGCTATGTTAACCAAAAAACATAGCGTATTTTTATTGTATTTTATAATAGCATTTAAAGAAAAAATGTGGTAATGTTGAAGTGAAGAAAGGAAGTGAAAAAATGAAGAAAAACCGAAATATCCCCTTTGGCTATACAATGCAAAAGGGTGAAATAATAGCTGAACCTACAGAGAGTCAAGCGGTTAAGGATATATTTAATCTGTATTTAAACGGAAAATCCATGTCGGAGATAGCAAGACAAATGAGTATCAGTCAGATTTCATATAACGGAATCACATTTGACTGGAATAAAAATATGGTTAAACGGATACTTGAAATTAAAAAGTATCTCGGAAAAGACGGTTATCCTGCATTAACAGACAGTGAAACATTTTACCGTGCAAATGCAAGGAAGAAAAGCAAAGCAACATCGGTAAATGAAATAAGCGAAGAACTGAAAATAATAAGAAGTCTTACATACTGCACGGAATGCGGACACAGACTTTCAAGAATAGGAGGCAATACTCAGACTGATAAATGGGACTGCAGAAATCCCGAATGCTCAAGGTTTAATTATCGTCTGACAGATAATATGATAAAGGATATATTGCTTCACATTTTAAATGCCGTTATTGCAAATCCCGACTTACTGAATACATATTCGGAGATAAGTGTGTACACACCAAGCGTTAAAGTTAAATGTCAGCAGAATGAAATAAACAGATTAATGGATAATCCGCAAATAGATACGGAAAAAGCCAAAACAGAAATCCTAAAGCTGACAGAACTGAAATATGAATGCTGCACTTATGAAGAAGGACCGCAGAAAACAGAGTATCTCAAGGAACTGCTTATAAAAAGAGAACAATTGAATATAATAGACTATGACCTGTTAAAATCCTGTGTATCAAGGATTTTGATAGGTCATTTTTATACCATAGAGATAGAATTTATAAACGGTGTAACGATAAAAAATATTACCGAAAGGACTGATAAAGATGATTCAGACAACGCCGAATGTTAAAATCATTCCTGCGGTTGTTAAACCGATCGAAAAGACAAATAAGTATAAGCAGCTTCGAGTAGCGGCATACTGCAGGGTATCAACCGAACAGGAGGAACAGCAGAACAGTTATAATGTTCAGATAGCGTACTATACTGACCTTATAAATCGGAAAAAAGAATGGACCCTGGCAGGAATTTTTGCTGATGTAAACTATTGCTAGAGGAACGAAAAAATAAATAATAAAAGCAGAACAACAAAAATTTACTGGTAAATATAATTTTCAAAAAATAATAATCCTTAAATTTGCTAATAGAGAAAAAATAAATAAAAAAATACTGTCAAGGGCGTGAAACGTGAAATTTACCCTTGACAGTATTTTTTTATTTATTAGAATAAGAATGCAAATTTTAAGGATTTAAGTCATATATGAAAGTGAAATGAATAATATATATTAGGCAAAAATGACAAAAAAACTCTCAAAGTTTATTACTTTGAGAGTGTCAAATAAGATTATTTTTATAGATTAATTATACTGATTTTTGTGATTAATGTCAATAAATTAATAAGTTAAAATAGAAATATCTACAAAGTATACAATAATTCAACAATGTTTTTGTACAATTTATAGTGTGAAATTAAAGAAAATATTCTATTAGTGGTCAAAATTATGGTACAACGGAGGTTTAATATATGGCAAGACGAGGTGAAAATATAAGAAAGAGAACAGACGGAAGATGGGAGGGGCGATATATTGAAAAGTATGATATTAATGGAAAAGCCTGTTACCGTTCTGTCTATGGTTCATCATATTCAAATGTAAAGAACAAACTAAAAGAATACAAGAAAGTCACATCAAACGTCAGTATTATTAATATAGAAAATCTTTGCAATGAATGGCTTGAAAGCAAGGAATTAACAGTAAAACAATCAACCTATACAAATTATTATAGTGTAATTAACAATCATATTATCCCATACTTTAAGAACAGAAAAGCAAGGTATCTAACAAATGAAACTGTTGAATTATTTATTAATGAAAAAGCTGTGAAGCTATCTGAAAAAACAGTACATGACATTACTGTATTATTAAAACAGATAATAAAATTTGCAGTATCAAAGAAATATATTGAATACTTTGATTTTAATGTAAGTCATCCGAAAGTAAAAACCAAAGAACTGTCTATACTTAGTAATTACGAACATAGTAAACTTATAAATTATATTCAGCTAACTTTTAATATAAACAAAATCGGGGTACTTTTGTCATTATTTATGGGTGTTCGTATAGGCGAGGTATGTGCATTAAAATGGGAAGATATTAATTTTCAAACTGAAACTTTAAGAATAAATAAAACCATGCAGAGAATAAAAAATCTTGATAAAAATGCAACCACTAAAACAAAAATTGTAATAGATACCCCAAAAAGTCAGAAGTCAATACGAGATATACCAATACCGTCATTTATGGTTGAGTTAATGAAAAAATACAAAACAGGAAAAGATAAATATTTATTAACTGGAACAGCGGAATTTATAGAACCAAGGGTATATCAGGATATGTTTAAAACATATTTAAACGAGGCAGAAATAGAAGATATAAATTATCATGCCCTAAGACATACTTTTGCAACAAGAGCAATAGAGCAAGATTTTGATATAAAAAGTCTTAGTGAAATACTGGGACATTCCAGTGTAAAATTTACATTAGAAAGATATGTGCACCCCTCAGAGGAGCATAAAAGAAAGAACATGGAAAAAATGTCGGTGTTCTATTAGTGGTCAAAATTATGGTCGAAAATTATAAGAAATCCCGTATTTGCGTGGTCTAACACCAAAAACTCTCAAAGTAATAAACTTTGAGAGTAAAGACAAATTAATTATACATGATTAGTATGTCTTAAAAAATGGGAATTATGCAACTTTAGGGGGGATTTTTATGAAAAGTAAAAAAAGAACGATTTGGATTTTGATTGTTGTTATTGTTTTATTGTTAGGAATTGCAAGTGCTATATTTTTTATTAACAAGTATAATGATTCCAAAAATATGGAAGAAGATACAAGTAATAACATATACAATGAAAAAGTTGATACAAGTATGCACAATGAAAAAGTTGATAGTGCAATAGATTCTGTTTTGTTTGCAGAAGATTATAATTCACTCTCTTTAAACGAAAAAAAGAACAGAATGTTGTCAATATTATATCAATTAGAGAAAGATGGCGAGATTTTAAAAAATTCAATTTCCTATATAGAAAGTGAAAAAACAATTTATTTTGAATATTCAGATTCTTTTGGTTGTATTATACAACTTGAAAAAAAATCAAATGCATTTTATGGAACACTGGGCAATGCAGATGTAGATGAATATGTTAAAAGTTATGATTATGATGGCAAAAAAATAGATGTACCCTCAGAAACAAATGTTATAAACTTTTCAAATAAAAGTTATCCTTTTCCTGAAAAAGAAATAAAAAAACTTAATCTTACTGTAAAATCTATGTATGGATTGTGTGACTTATCCCATAAAGATAAAAAATGTGGTTATTGTACAACAAGTGTTCGGATAAATCAAAACGATTGGAATAACAATCACTTAAAAACGGATATAGATAATTATTGTACCGTTGAGGATTTTAAGACTGGTTTATTAGGATACAATATTGTCTTTATTGAAGAACATGGTGGTATTATTGAGAAATTTGAAAAAAGTGATGAAGCATCTGTAATTATTACAAGAGAACTTTTTAATAATGAAAAATATTTAGAAGATACTAATCATTTATGTAGATATGCGACGATAGAAGGTACTGATTTTTTCGCTATAAAGTCATCATTCTTTGAAAAATACTATGGAAATAATAAATTAAAAGATACTATTGTATATATATCTGCTTGCTATGGATATAAAAATGATAATCTGGTGAATGCTTTTGAAAAGTGTGGTGCAGGTGCAGTTATTGGTTATACTGATAGTGTAAATGTTTTATATGGTTGTTATTTACGAGATGGTTTGATGTATAGTTTAATGTATGGCGATACTGTTGAAGAAGCAATAGAATTTTCTAAAAATGTTTGGAAATCCGATGAAAAAACATGGTATTTATCCCTGCCAAACAATATTCAGGAGATGATAAGCGAATATTCAAAAGCAACGATAAAAGTAAATGATAATGGAAAAAATGCTAGGTTAATTAATCTTCCGTATTATGGTAATATCTCGGGTAAAGTAACTAACGAAAATAATGAACCAGTAAAAGGTGCTGAAATCGGAATACATAATGTACATGGAAATTCATATGGAATTATAGCAACAACAAATGAAAACGGTGAGTATTCTTTAGAGTGTCCGCAGGATAGTTATAAAATTAGTGTTAAAGCTGATGGTTATGAAATTTTTGAAACCGATGATTTTATTGAAATAGATTATGGCAAAGATACTGTTTTTAATATTACTTTGAAAAAAGTGATTGAGACAACTGAACCCATTGAACCCTCCTTCAACTACACAGCAGTAGATTTAATAGACAAATCAATTCCTGAAATCATTGATATGATGAATGGAGAATATCAAATTATTAAAACGGAAAGTGACATATATAATTACATTCAAAATCAATCTGTATTTCCTGGAATGGAATTTTATATTCAAGTTTCGGGTGATGATATTATATCAGCCAACAATGGCGAAGAAATTCATAGCAATAAGTTAGAAGCAAAATTAGAATCAGGTGAACTAACCTTAGACGGAATACAAGTCAATAAATCTGGGAAAGTTAGCAAAACTATTCAAACCGATATGGATTATAAATCATGCAGTAAGGCATTGGGCGATTTTAATTGTATCGGTGGTACTGGTGGCTATTTAGGTGGTGACGTAAGTTCTGTATCGTATGATTATAATGATAATAACGCAAAAGTTATATTGAATTTTAATATACCAGAGGAAATATATAAAGATTTAAGCTTGGGTAAAATTAGTTGTGTTTCATCAGAACAAATGAAATCTTATAATCCTAAATTGAAAAATATTGTTATTAGAAAATCAGAAACAAATACAGGCAATAATAATTCATAGGTTAATAAAAGATTATGAGGGAACATACTATTCTGTTAATTAAACAGACCAATATTGTTCTTTCTGATTTTAATTTTCAAATGGAAATTAATAATTAAAAAATGGAGGAAAAAATTATGTACGCAGGAAGTTATTCAGTATTGCAAAGTATTTCTGGAATTACGATATTAGGAGGTTTAGCTTGGATTATGGTATTGGCAACATTCATTATTTTACCTATTTATATGGCTTGCCGGTTTAATTGTCAAAAGAAAGGTCTAATTATTTTATCGAACTTTATTCCTTTTATAGGTTGGATACTATGTACATATTTAATTGCAAGAGATAAGAAACAAAGCAAATTTTTTGAAGATACAGGAAAAAATAATGTAAGGTTTCATATTATTATGTATGCGTTAAATATATTGGCGTTATTTACTTCAATGGCAAAAGTAAGACATTTAGATAGCCTAGAAATATATGGTATAACAAAATTTAATTTAAGCTTCTTTTTAGGTAAAAAAGACGATTTAATAGGAAATCTAATCAATAAAGATGATTATAAAATTACATTAATTATGATTTGGATATTTATTATAATTTCAATAATTGGATTGATTGTTAATTTAATTATTAAAGATGCAAGAAAACCGTTATTACTAATGTCTAATACTACCATTCAAATGTTAAATGCTAGTATAATTTTTATGTTTGCTGGTTCATTTGATAACCCTATAACAAAACCTGGTATAGCATTTTTCTGGGAGTCTTTAATTATTATTTGTTTTGTAGTTTCTCTTTATATAACAGTTTCAAAAACATCATATGTTGATAATTGACCTTAACTAGAATATAAAAAACCGTTATGTTAAAAGCATAACGGTTTTTTACAGATTATAGGTTAAACAGTACTACACTGCATAATTATATTAAGTATATATTACTTATTCATTACTCTCACACAGTTCCACCTCCAAAAAAGAAAATAAATAATAAAAATAAATAATAAAAATAAAAAGAAATTAAATCATAGCGTATCTACATGGATTTACCGATTTTTATTTTTTAATTTATTTTTATTCACTGTCTTATATGATTAGAACACTTTTGTAATGGGTTGGTGGAACAGGTAAATTTTTAAAATTGGACATGCATAGACAAATTTTTCATACATAAAAATGATATGGGAGGTTTTGTCTATGAATAAAGATACAATGTCATCAGAAAAAGTAAATAACCAAAAAGAGAAAATATCTACTGTTAAAATTGATAACAATACATATCGCGTAATAAGCAAATTTATAGGTACAAATACTTCAAGTAAAATAATATATGATTTGGCAGTTAAAAGAATTTTATATGATGAAACATAACCTTATTTTATAGAAATCAACTAGACTTATATATTTAATTTGTGCTATAATAAGTACAGAAAATTATATTTGTCCAGTTGGTTTTTGTTGTATTCAAAGGAGGTCAGAAATGGGAATACAACTTAATTATTCCGTTGCCATATACTGCCGTTTATCAGTTGATGACGGAACCAATTTGGAAAGTATGAGCATTGCAAGTCAAAAAACAATGCTTACAGAATATGTAAAAAAGCAGGGCTGGAAACTGTCTGACATTTATGTTGACGATGGTTATAGCGGTGTTAACTTTGAACGTCCCGATTTTCAAAGAATGATACATGATATTGAATTAGGCAGAGTAAATCTTGTTATTGTCAAAGATTTGTCAAGATTGGGAAGAAACTATATCATGTGCGGACAGTACACAGAAATATATTTTCCAGAAAAGAATGTGCGATTTATTGCTTTGAATGACGGAATTGACACACTATATTCAAATAATGATATTGCACCGTTTAAAAATATCCTAAATGATATGTATGCAAAGGACATTTCAGTCAAAGTTCGTTCTTCATTACATGCAAAAGCGAGAAAAGGAGAATTCCTCGCTCCATATGCACCATATGGATATATGAAAAGTCCGGAAGATAAACATATCTTGATTATCAATGAAGAGGTTGAACCAAATATTAAGAGAATGTTTGAACTGAGTGCTTCTGGAATTTCTACAAAGAAGATTGCAAGAATTATGGAAAAAGATGGAGTTTTAACTCCTTTAGATTACCGAAATTCTAAAAAGAATTCAGTTAATGATGCATTTCAAAAGAAATACACTTGGGACGGTGCAGTTGTCAGGTGGATTTTAAGAAATCCAGTATATGCAGGACACAATATACAATGCAAAAAGCGTGTACAATCATACCGAACAAAGAAAATAGTACCAAACAAGCGTGAAGACTGGATTATTGTAGAAAACACTCATAAAGGAATAATTAGTCAAGAATTATTTAATGAAGTACAAAAAGCACTTGACGGAAGATTACGATTTGTAAAAAGAACTGGAGAACCGCACATATTCTCTAAACTGTTCTATTGTGCAGAATGCGGAAGAAGTATGCTACATCACGATAGAACAAATCACCCTAAGTATTATTCCTGCGGAAAGTATCGTGCAGATGGCATAAAAGCGTGTACATCACATCATATTACATATGATAACCTATGTAAAATTGTATTGGAGGATATTCATAAGCATGTCAAATTAATTGAAGAAGATGAAGGGCATGCAATACAACAAATTCTTTCAATAAAATGTACATCAGAAAAAAAACAGCTTGCAAAGGCAAAAAAGGAATTAAAGCAAGATAAAAATCGTCTGGAAGAAATGGACATTAGAATTAAAAAGGTGTATGAGGACAATTTAAGCGGAAAAATACCAGATGAATTATTTGCAGTATTTATTTCAGATTATACAAATGAAAAACAAACTCTGACAGAAAGTGTTTTCTCATTGGAAAATGAAATTAATACACTACAAGAAAACAGGACTGATGTTTCAAGGTTTATTAAACTGTTAAAAAGTTATGCTGATATTACAACACTTGACAGAGAAATTTTAACAGCTTTAATTGATAAAATAACAATCAGTGAGGATAAAAGTCAGCAGGGTAAAAAGAATAAGGAACAAACTATTACGATTTACTACAAATTTGTTGGGGCTGTTTAGCTCCTTCGTTCCTCTTGCAGGATTACAGTGACGAGGGCATATCCGGAACTCAGGCAAAGAAAAGACCTGAGTTTCTGAAAATGATAAGAATGTGCAAAAAACAGAAAATAGATCTTGTGATAACCAAGTCAATAAGTCGGTTTGCCCGAAATACTGTAGACTGTCTTGAATATGTAAGACAATTAAAGGACTTGGGAATAGGAGTGTTGTTTGAAAAGGAGAATATAAATACTTTAACAATGACTTCGGAATTTATGATAGCCCTTTACGGAAGCTTTGCACAGGCAGAATCAGAATCCATAAGCCAAAATGTATCATGGGGTAAGCAGAAAGCATTTGCAGAAGGTAGGGTATCGTTTCAATATAAGCACCTATTAGGCTACAGAAAAGGAGCTGACGGTAAACCGGAAATAGTCCCCGAAGAAGCGGAAACGGTAAGAATGATATATGATTTATTCCTTGACGGATACAGTATGACTGATATAGCCAAAAGGCTCACATTGTTAGAAAGGAAAACAGCACACGGCAAAACAGAATGGCACAGGGAAATAATAAGCTCCATACTCAGAAATGAAAAATATGTCGGTGACGCACTTTTACAAAAAACATACAGAGTGGATTGTATCAGCAAAAAGGTCAGGAAAAATAACGGAGAAAGGCCGATGTATCTGGTAACAAACCATCATGAGCCGATAATAGACCGTGATACATACAATAGAGTACAGCAGGAGCTTGCAAGGAGAACTAGCAAAAGGAAAATCAGCGATAAGACAATAACGGAGCAAGGTAAATACACAAGCAAATATGCACTTTCGGAACTGCTGATATGCGGAAACTGCGGAACGCCGTACAGAAGAACCACATGGGCAGCAAGGGGCAAAAAGCAGGTAGTATGGAGATGCATCAGCCGACTTGAACATGGAACAAAATACTGCACAGATTCTCCGACAATGAAAGAAGAAAAACTGCATAAGGCAATTTTGAGGGCAGTAAATGAGTATTTGGGCTGTCGAGATGAAATTGCAAAAATACTGAAAGCAAATATCGGTTCGGTACTTGAATGTCAGGGACAGCAGGAGATATTAAACCTTGAAAAAAGATTAAAGGAATTGGATAAAGCAAGGAATGACTTGATAATGCTTATAGCTTCGGGCGGATGTGACGAGGACAAGCTGGATTCTGAATTCGCCAAGATTTTTAATGAAGAACAAGCAGTAAATAAACGGCTTGAAGAACTGAAACAGAAAGCAAAAATCTCAGCCGATACTCAGAATAAAATAGATTCGGCAATGGAATTAATAGAACAAGAGAAGTTTAAGCTTGAAATATTTGATAATATCATAATCCGCAAGCTGATTGAATGCGTGAAAGTGCTCTCCAAAGAAGAACTGCTGATAATTTTTAAAGGAGGAGTTGAGGTAAAAGCAGAAATAGAATGATCTCCTGCATTTTGTTAATAATATAAAATATTTTGGATTCAGATACAATATATTGTGTTTGATTTGAAAATAAGGTAAAATTAAAAAAGACATATATCAATAAAGATATATGCCTTGGTGTTCATGAAATGAAATAATTTATGAACATATAAAAGTATGCAAAAAAGCCGTATTTACGGGTTTATCCGGCTAAACGCTTAACATATTTTTTCTTCAGACTATCCGAAGAATGAACATATGTGTTAAGCGTATTCCCCACCTCAAAAGGGCACACAATAATAAAGTGGGAGAACCCCGCCTTAAACGGTGTTTTTCCTGTCCTCGTCCATAACGAGGAA